TAGTAGCAATATAATGAAAATATCAGACAAAGGTCTAGAACTTATCAAAGATTTTGAAGGCTGTGAGTTAGAGGCGTATAAATGTGCAGCTGGTGTATGGACTATTGGTTATGGTCATACTAAAGATGTTAAAGAAGGAGACATTTGGAGCCAAGAAAAAGCAGAACATATGTTATCAAAAGAACTAGAAGATGAGTATGAGCATTATGTTAATTCTCTTGTAACAGTTCCTATGAATCAATGTCAGTTTGATGCTTTAGTTTCTTGGGTTTACAACTTAGGTCCAGCAAATTTGAAAAAATCTAGTATGCTTAGAGTCTTGAATGAAGGTAAGTACGATGAAGTTCCAGCACAAATAAAAAGATGGAACAAAGCTGGTGGGAAAGTCTTGGATGGATTAATTAGAAGGAGACAAGCAGAAGCAGAAATGTTTGAGGGTGAAAATGCCTCTTAGTAAATTTATTTTTCGTCCTGGCATCATGCGTGAAGGCACAGACTACGACAATGAAGGTGGTTGGTTTGATGGTAATTTAGTTCGTTTTAAATCAGGTCGTGCAGAAAAAATAGGTGGTTGGCGTAAAGATTCAGTTAATTCTTTTTTAGGTACGTGTAGGGAATTAAGTAGTTGGGTAGCTTTAGATGGTTCTAAATACTTAGGGTTGGGTACAAACAAAAAATACTATATTCAAGACGGAGATGTTTTTAACGATGTTACTCCTATACGTGCAACTACAGGTGCTAATGAAATATCTTTTGCAGCAACAAATGGATCAAACATTTTGACAATAACAGATACTGCACATGGTGCAGTACAAGGAGATTTTGTTACATACAGCGGTTGTGCTTCTTTAGGAGGTGTGATCACTGCTGGTGTTTTAAATCAAGAATACGAAGTAGCAACAATTACTAATACTAATGTGTATACTGTACTCGCTAAAGATACATCAGGAAATAGTGTGTCAGCTAATGGAAGCGATACTGGAAACGGTCAAGGAACTATCATCGGTAACTATCAAATAAATATAGGTCTTGATGAATACGTAAGCTCTACAGGTTGGGGAGCAGGTTTATGGGGAACAGGAACTTTCGGTTCTGCTACAGCTTTAAGTTTTACGAATCAACTGCGTCTATGGTCTGCGGATAACTTCGGAGAAGACTTAGTTAGTTGTGGACGTAACGGTGGTATTTTTTATTGGAAAAAAAGTGATGGTCTAACAACTAGAGCTGTTCTTTTAGCTAGTAAGACAGGGGCTAATCAAGTTCCTACGGTTGGATTACAAACTATAGTTTCAGAAAAAGATAGACATCTTATTGTTTTAGGAGCAGATAATTTAAGTGGAGGCACAAGGACAGGGGTTATTGATCCTATGCTCATAGCTTTTAGCGACCAAGAAAATGAGTTAGAGTTTGAGCCTAGAACAACAAACACCGCAGGTAGTTTAAGGTTATCCGAAGGCAGTATTATTGTAGGTTCTGTTAAAGCTAGGCAAGAAATATTAGTATGGACGGATACTGCTCTATATAGTATGCAGTTTACTGGACCGCCTTTTACTTTTGGTATCAACTTAATTAATAATAACACAGGTCTTATAGCTCCGAATGCAGCAGTTACTTCTCCTGCTGGTGTGTACTGGATGGGTTATGATAGTTTTTATGTATACAACGGTAGCGTTCAAAAAATACCCTGTAGCGTACTTAGTTATGTTTTTGATAATTTAAATGTAAGTCAAAGTTATAAAATATTGGCGTTTACTAATAATAGATTTAACGAAGTAGGTTGGTTTTATGTTTCTTCTGACGCTACAGAAATTGATACATACGTAACGTATAACTACGCTGAAAAATCTTGGAGTTATGGAGTTTTGAGTAGAACAGCTTGGTTAGATTCTGGTACTGAAAGTTACCCTAGAGCTACAAGCAGTAATTATATATACGAGCATGAGTTTGGTTACGACGATGATGGCAGTCCTATGACTAATGTCTTTATAGAAAGTTCTGATTTTGATATTGGTGATGGTGAACAGTTTGCTTTTATATCTCGTATTATCCCTGACCTTAGATTCGTAAGTAATAGTTCTGCTGGAGCAGTTAACATGGTCCTAAAAACTAGAAACGCTCCTGGTGATACGTTAGCCACAAACAGTACGAACGTTATAACTAGCACAACTTCACAAAGTTTTGTCAGAGCTAGGGCAAGGCAAGCAGCAGTTAGAATTGAATCAGATGATAATGACACAAGTTCAAATGCTAGTGTTGGTTGGAGATTAGGTGCGACAAGATTAGATGTTAGACCTGACGGCAGAAGATGAGTAAACTTTTACCGACTCGGCTACCAGTTAGTGTTGAGTCAGAAGTTTCTTCTGATACATACAACAGGTTAGTAAGAGTTTTAGAAATTAATCTAGCAGAAGTCGACCCTGAAAACACTAGGCACGTTACCCAAGCACAAAGGAACACATTAAATTTTAATGTTGGTACTGTAATTTGGAACACGACTATAGGTGCACTGCAGGTATATAAAGGTTTGTATTGGGAAAATATTAGTACACCTACCAGCCCTCAAGGTTATGAAGCCTTGTCCTCACTGGGTAGTGTGACTGTTACACTTGATGGCGTTGTGAGTATAGAATTAGGCACGGCTACAAGTGGGTATGGAGTAGAAGCCTATTATACTTAAACGATGTGGTCTTTGTAAAAAATTAAAAACAATCAATAAATTTGATTTTTCTTATACAAGAACCTATTGTCAAAAGTGTAAATCACTTAGAAGAATACGCAGTATTAATGCTAGTCCTAAAAGTTATATAGGTAATTTAGTTACTCAGTTAAAGTATAGTCGTAAAAAACAAGGGCATAAATGGAATTTAACAGCCTCCCAAATTTGGGACATATACGAAAAACAGGATGGAAAATGTGCTTTGTCTGGTGTGCAGATGACTCACTTCAGGACTCACGGAGAAGAGGGTGAAGCGAATATATCTATAGATCGTATAGATCCTGAAGGTTTATATGTACTGGCGAATATACAACTAGTCTGTAAAAGGGTAAACTATATGAAACACAATAAAGATCAAAAAACCTTTCTTAATTGGGTAGGTTTGATATACAATAATAGTAACAATGACTGATCCAAACACACAACTATCCGATACCAAAGGATGGTTCTGGGATCACATTAACAAAAGAATGTACCGCTGGCATGAACTAGAATTATTAATGAAAGAGCGTGACTTAAAAAAGAAACAGGCAAAGGGATATTAGATGGGTATCAAAAAATTCTTTAAGAAAAATTTACGAGATATCGCTACTGTTATAGGTTTCGCTGTCGGTGGACCAGCAGGTGCTGCTATTGGTCAGGGTATCGGTTCAGTAGGTGAAGGCAGAAGTTTAAAAGATTCATTAGTTAGTTCAGCAAAAGTTTACGGTGGTGCTAATCTTGCAGCTGGTGCAGGTCTTACACCTGAAACCATAACTCCTGGTAGTGGAAGTTTTATGCAATTAAATCCAGGCATGTTGCCAGGAACAGATCCTAATTCAATCGCAGGTATTTTACAAGGCACAGGTGCAACTATCGCAACTGGCGGCAGTATGTCTGGGGTAACTCAAGCAGCCAAAGATCTCAGTATGATGCAAAAATTAGGTCTAGGTGGATTAGGACTAGCTGGTATCGGAGCTTTTGATTCCGTACCTGAACCTAATAATACAATGCCAGGAGCCACGAGCCCTTATCTAACTAGAGGTTTAACCCCAGCTAGATTAAGTAACGCATACAGCACAGCAGGTATACCAGTAGGTGCACCTCAAGGCGGTAACGCTTTAGATTCTAGCTTCGCTGGTTATGACCCTATTAACCAAGCATACGCAGCACTATTAAACAAAGGTTATGGTGACATGGCTTTCCCTGAGTTTCAACAATCGCAAATTAAAGGGGCTAAAGACGGTGGCGGAATAGCTAGGCTCATGGACGGTGGTGAGTTACCTCAAATGGATTTAAGAGAGAATGGTGGTGATATAAATGACCCCGAAGGTTCTGGTGACGAAGATACTGTACCTGCATTACTAGCAGACGGTGAGTTCGTTATGACTAAACAAGCAGTAGCAGGTATGGGTAACGGTAACCACGACACAGGAATTGCTAACTTATACGCTATGATGGATATGAACGAAAATAAAGCCCAACGCATGGGCATAGGAAGAGCATAATGGCTACAACAACACAATACGCAAGACAGGAAAGTTTACCCCCAGAGTATTTACAACAGTTTTTCGCTGGTGTGCCAGGAGCCAATGTCCCTGGAATAATGCCGTTGATGAA